GCGACAAGGATGTTGCCGCCGCTCATTCCTCCGGCGTCGATCGCGTGCACCACCTCAGCGAAGTTCACCGACGCCTGTCGTGTGCCGAGGTCAGACGAAAACTTGTCGATGTATACGTCGGTGCCCGCCGCATTTTTGTAACAGACATACACCGATGTACCGATCGCACACGCGCAGAACACCGATGAATCAACCGTCGTGATCGTCGACAAAGCGGCCGCACTGGCGAACGAGATCGGCGCGGCAGTGCTGTCGACGGTGGCGTACTTCAACCCGCTCGCGCCGTCGTACCAGATCACGTGGATGTCCGTGCCAGACGCCACGCAAATCGGCTGTGACCCGCTTGAGTCCAGCACTGTGTTCGCGATCAGCGTGGTGCCCGACGCGAGATCGACGATCGACCCGACGACGTCGGAAACCGTGTTCAGGTACGCTGCGTGCACTGCGATCTGGCCCGTGGCGGCCGATGCCCAGTGCTTATGCGACGCTCCGATCCCGCTCGTCGTGACGGTGTTGCGAGCGATCGTGCACGGGGTCAGGCGCCCCCGCTCTGCCCATCGGTCAAGCGTGGAGCTGTAGGCGTGCATATTCGTCGCAGAGCACGCGAGCAGTTCGTTCCCGCGCTTCGCTAGCCGCTTCACGCCGCTCGGGTTCGTTTCGCCGCTGACAGCCGTGGTCATTGTGACCAGGTCGGTCCCGTGGAACATCTCAAGGGCGCCGCTCTTGGCGTAGTAGCACCCCGTCGCGGCGAGCAGGCCGTCCGTGATCCATTTGTCGGTGTCCTGGTCGAGACCGCGCGCGAAGTTGTACTCGAGCACTTCCGGCTGCAGAGGCATCAGAACACCTCCACGCGGATGTTTGCCGACGCCGAAGCCGTGAGCGTCAGTGTGTCATTGTTCAACGCGGCGCTGCGCCACACGGTAGCGTCCGCGTCGATGTCGATGACGCGCCACCCCGCCGGCTTGCGGCCCAGGCTGTGACGCAGAACCTTCGCCGTCGTCCCGACCGATGCCGCCAACGTGACCGTTTTCGACCGCGTCGAAAGCTCGTGTTCGCGAACGGCGTCTTGGACGTCCGCCGCGGTCGGGCTCGCGGTTTGGCGCAGCGGCTTCGTCATCGACGCCAGAACCCTCCCGGGTCACCGTAGGTGTCATCATGCTGTCGCCGGTCCACGATCGTGTGAGCGCTAGCGTAGTCAAACGGCGTGCACTCGCGGACGATGCGCTGGCGGAGTGCTTCCTTTTGCATGATCGGCTGCGACGCATCTGCCTCTTGCTTGACCCGGACCTTGATGATCACGTCAAGAATGACGTACTCATCATAACCAGCGGTGTAGATCTCCGGCGTGTTCGCCGCCGGCGTCTCGTCGTAAGCTGGTTCTGCGTAGCCATAGAATGTTAGCGTGTAGGCAGCATCCGGCGTCGGGAAGAACCTCACGCCCCAAATCCGCTCGATGTCTGTCTCTGACCGGTATAGCGAATAACGCGGCAGCTCACCACCGCGCCACGACTCGCTCGCGCTGGAGAACGTATCTGACGCCATGTTGACCTGTCGCAGCGGCACACGATCGCCGCCGGGCAGCGTCAGGTCAATGCGGAGCACACGGAGCGCGTTGTAGCCATCCGTCGCGACGTCGAACACGGTCACGCTGTTGACGCCTGCCGTCGTAGTGCGCGTCGTCGTGATCACGGGCAGAGCGTTCAGCGACCCGAGCAGCTCCCATAATTCGAGCTGCGAGCCGCGGATCATGTCGTCCATCTCGCCGCCGCTCGTGTCGTCGATGTAGACGCTGTTCGCCATGTCAAGCCGCTGCTTGATGGTGGCTTTCAGCGCTGCGATCGTTGGCGGGGCGTAGGCCATGCGTCAGTCCCGAGTGTCGAGGTAGTCATCAAGTGCGGCGCGCACGCCGCTGTGGTCGCCGCGCTTTGACGCGCGCAGCAGGTCACGCACGATCTCGTCGCGGTCGTTCGGCTCGGTCTCGTCGTCGCGAGACCGGCCCGCCCCTTTCTTGGGGCGTAGGAGCGGGCCGATGCTCACGAGCTTCATCGCAGCGAATCCGAGGAGATCAGGTAGGCGACGAAGTTGACACGCGGACCGTCAAGGTTCGCATCCGTGCCAGCCGCCGACGCAGTGATGATCTTGAACGATGCTGCGGTCGACCCGCTGCCTGCGCTCTCGGTGCCAGTGCGAACCGTGTCGTTCGCGTTCGTGGTCACGTCCGAAAGCGTCGCCATCGTGATCAGTGACGTGCAGCTCTTCTCGAGCGTCACGGTGTACACGCCGGTGCTCGGGGTGGAGATACTCCACCCCTTGCCGACTGTGTTGACAGGTGCGCCGGTTCCGTCCGTTTCGAACGACCCAACGACCACCTCCACCCCGGGCAAGCGCGCCCGGAGTGGATACGCAACAGCGCTGCGATCGGCCATTACAGCGTCACCACGCAATTGGCGTTCGGCTTCGTGCAGGCGAAGTTGAGCAAGCTCGACCCGCGGACATCGAACCCGAAGCTGGACGCCTCACGAGACAGCATCCCACCGTCCTCGTCCATGATCTTGATCGGCGTGGCTTGCGAGTGAATCGCTTTCCACGCGTCCCGCTTGACCAGGTAGAGTTGGTTCGTCGAGCAGCTGCGATCCGCGTAGCACTCGATCGGACCCTTCGGGCCGGCGATCTTGATGCCCTCGAACCCGATGCTGGCGTCCATGCCCTTGCTGTCGCCCTTGACGTATTGGACCTTGGCGTCCAACTCGGTCACCAGGTCATTGTACGTCTCGAACGACATCAGAGCGCAGTCCTGACGCGCGGCCTCGCGCCCCGACACCGCTGCACCCTTGCGGATCGCGTGCGAGATCGGAATCCCGGTGCCGGCGACGATCTGACCAGCAAGGCGGGTCTCGTCGACGGAGCGGGTTGCGCCGTAGAACGCGGTCCCGAGCCCGGTGCGGGTGATCGGACACCAGTCCGCGAGCCCGGCGCGCCCGATTCCGAAGTCGCCGGATGCGAATAGGAAGTCGTCCGCGTCGAGTGATGGAATCTGGCCCGCGTCCGTCCAGTTGGCATCTGTCGTCAGCGTGCCCGTCGCGCGGTCGATCGCGGTGATCGTCGCGCTGCCCGCCTGCAGCGAGCCCGTGAGCCCATTTGCCTCGGACGATGCGATCTCCATCCCAACTTCGAAGTTGCTCACGTCGTCGATGTCCGTGAGCACCAGCGTTGTCGTGCTGATCGACGCGACCTGCCCGAGAGCCGCACCGCGATGCCCGAAAGCATGCTGCCCGGCTCGGTTCGAAAGCGCCTTGATCAGCGAGTCGACCGTGTCGCGGAGCACGTCCACGAACGCACCCTCGTCCGTCGCTTCGGCGAGTGCCTGCAGCGCGACCGACTTGGCGTCGTAGTCAGCGACCGTCGTCACGTTGAACTCGACGTATTGGACGGTGTTGACCTTGTTCAGCGCCGTCGAAGCCGTGTGACTCGCGTTGCTCGCGTAGCCGTACTTGACCGGGAAATCGAAGTGCTTTCCCTTGGTCTTGTGCTTCGGCATCATCGCGAACCAAGGATTGTCCTCGTACGCGGTATTGCCAATCCCGTCAGGACCGTAGTCCTCCTTGAGCACTGCATCACACAGTGCCTTGGTAATCTCTGCCATGGTTCAGTCTCCTAGGAGCCGAACGCCTCCGCCACGAGTCGTCGCGCCGCGCGCCGCCTGTCTTCTGGTGACAGCGCTTTGGTGGACGCACTCGATCGTTCTGACGCGGCTCGGTTCGTTGCCGTTGGTGGGGGTTTGGGTTTCTCCGCTCCACCTGGCTGCGCCGTCGTCGGCTCCCGGGTCTCCGCGTCTGTGGTGTCAAGCTCGCGCTCCATCGCGGCTTGCCGGGCTACTCGCTGAAGCGCTTGGTCCGCTGTCAGCACCTTCCCGGTTCGCTCGTGATACGCGTACAGCACTTGGCAGGCAGCTTCCGCGATCGTGTCCGCGTCGTACTCTGCCAGTGAATCATAGTCGTCGCCGTGCTCGTCGAAGTGCGCACGCAGCGCGGCGACATCCTGACGCCGTCCAGCGTCCGGGTCGGGCGGCTTCTGCTTCTCGTCGAGCTGCCGGAGCTTCGCCTCGAGTTCGGCGATCTTCTTTTGCTCTGGCGTCGCGGTCTCGCGCTCGACCTCGGCAAGTGCCCACGCGCGCACGTCAAAGTTGTGCCTGCGCATGAACTCTGAGGCGTCCTTCTGGAGCAGCTCAAGATTTTCTGTCAACGTCTTCTCGCGCTCCGCAAGCTCGGCCTCTCGCCTCTCGATGCGCCGGGCCTGCTTCCGCTGCTCGCGCCGCATCTTGCGCGCGATCGTCGTCGCTTCCACGAGCTGCTCGGGCGTCAACTTGGCGT